CTACTGCCGATTTACAAGGTACTTTACGTCCGCTTGTTATTAAGCATCCCATATTTTTAAAGTTTTTTTAAATAAAAAAGGGTAGGCAGAACCCACCCCTTTAAATTTGATTAGTTAATTATTATACTGTCGTTCTTAAAACGATATCAGTTACTTGTGCATACTGAACACCAGCAGTAAATCTCATTACGATACGAACATTTTGAGAACCGTCATTCTCCGCCATATCAATAACTCGTACTTCGTTTAAGTCATTTAAAAGACCTGTTCCAAAGAATAAGTTAGATTTTTCAGCAGCGATAATCGTTCCAGCTGCTGCACCTCTTGCTGGTACAACAGGAATTCCGTCAAAGAATAAAGAACCTAAAGATTGGTTGTTTCCTTTGTTTTCGTATCCGTTAGCACCTTGTCCACCAGATTGGAAACCACCTAAAGCTCTTGTGTAAGCTCTAATTACATCAGAAGCAGCATAGATATATAAATCTTCTGAGCCATAAACAGCTGTTGGAATTGCATCTACAACAGAACCTAATTCAGCGATAACATTTGCAGCTGTAATTGCAGCACCTGTTAATTCTTGTCCAGCTGGTAAATCTGCATCAGCAGCTAATTTAGTTCCGAAACCGTCAAACTGTCCACTTACAGCAGTTGAACCAGACCAGATATTTTTTTCCGTTCTATCAGCTACTTTTGCAGCAACGTGAGCTAGTACGAAATCAGCAAAGTTTGGCGCTAAGTTATCGAATGCCGAGAAGCCCATTTGTTCAGCTTCAAAAGAATCGTGTAAGTCTTTCTTACAGATGTCCATATTCACCTGAAATTCTTCTGGTTGTAGGATAGCTTCTGTTAAAGTTAGCGTTCCTTGATTTGGCTCAAACGCACAAGATGCATCTTTTACGATGTCATCAGTTGAAGCCTTCTGAATTACAGATTTAAATTTTACGTTTGGCATTACGGTAATTAACCCTTTATCCAAAGTGTCAGCAGATAGTAAAGCAGCAGCGATATACTTGCCACTAAATTCTCCAGCATAAGTTGTTGTTAATGATACACTCATTTTATTTAGTTTTAGTTGTTATTAATTATTTAGTCTTGCCATTACTCTATCAATAGTTGTGCTTTTTCTGTTTTTAGAAACACTAAATTTTGATATAGCTTTGTTTACTTCTGGATTTGATACGATAGGCTCGGCACTTGGCTCGTTTAGTTCAGCTTGTACTTCAACAGGTACTTCGTTTAACTCAACTCTTTCGTGTTTAGCTAATTCTTCTGTTAAAAGGTTTCCTAAATCCTCGCTCAAATCTTCTTTTGGTTCTAGCATTGCTTTGATTTCTTCAATCATATCTTTAACTTCTGCTAGTTCTTCTTTAGTAGCATAGCCTAAAGATTCTTCTTCTTCTTCCGCTGCTTCAACCTCAACTTCTTCTTCTTCGGTTTCTTCTTCGGCTTCAGCATCTTTAATTTCAGCAATTAAGCCTTCTTCTGCTACTACTAATATTTTACCATCTTCAAGAATGTAGTCACCAACAGGCAAAGCTACTTTTTCATCTTCTGTAACGATAAACACTTCCACGCCACTTTCAAACGAATCAGCTTCGATGACTGTGCCGTTATCTAGTTTAGCTTGTTCTAGCTTAACTTCCTCGTTAAGGTTTAGAACGTCTTTGATTTTTTCAATCACATTGTTTGATTTCATACTTATATATAATTTAGATTAATTTAATTTGTATTTTCGTTATCCTTTTTTCTGAATTATAAACCATTCGATTCCATCGCTCCAAACTTGGATACCTTCATAAGATTTATTTATTACATAAGGAGCGTTTAAGCCGTCTAAAGTTTCCGTTCCTGTTGGTGTTAGCTCAACCCTAGTTGCAGCCGCAAATCCACCATTTGAAATAAATCGCATCACTCTGTTTGGGTGTTGTGCTGCCGTTGGTAGGTTTAAAGTCATCGTACCATTTGCACCGTCCCACGTCATTCGGATTAACTCTGCTTTCTCATAAGCTACATCCTGTAAATTTACTGTTTGACCACTAGAAACAACTAGAGTAACAGGTACTATATAGTTGACTATGTTTTCAATGGTACTTTGTTTGGTAACCCCACCCTGAACAACTACTGTTTTTTCAGCACCTTGTAAAGGTGTCGCTATTGGTAAAGCACTTATTTTTGAATTTGCCATTATGGTATAATATTATAGTTATCTTCTTGAAGTATTAAATCTCCGTTTTCTTGTGCTAAAAAATCTTCTTGTATAGTTGCTGAAGTACTTCCTATTCCTTGAGCTATAATATCACCATTACAACACTCAATAGAATAAGCGTCCCTATCCCTACATAAGCAACCCCTACGACCGCTCCTAGGACTTGTTTTGCTTGGTGTAAAATACTTAGACCACTTAATCATTTTCTAGTTGTTTAAGTTTAGCTTCTGCCCACGTTTTAGCCGATTTGCCACCCCATAATAAAAAAGAGATAGTTCCACAAGCTTCTGTATCTTCTGGCTTATAATATGCTTCAGCTCTTGACAAATAAGAATACATTCTTTTTATCGTTTCTTTGCTGATTGGTTTGCCTTGTGCTAATTGTTGTGCCCTTACTTTACCGACTTGTGTAGCGCATTTATTGTTTACATCTTCGTTAAGTTTTAAACCTCTTTTAGCGTTGTTACTTACTGAACTAGGATAGTCTGAGTAACTTTCTAAAACCATCTTTTTACCACCCTTAACACGCTTATCGTTTTTAATAATAGCTTTTATTTCGGATAGTAGGTATTCAGCTTCTTCTTCTTCTATTTGTGCTAGTTCGTCTTTTATTGTTTGGTCGTTTGGACGTTCCATTTTATCTGCAAAATATCCCTCAATACTAAAACCTTTTACTTTACCAGTTTTCACAAACTCATTCCAGATTTTATCGTTGTTTACTTTAACAGAACCAACCCAAGAACCCAACGGCAAATCCATTCCAAACTTAACGCTCTTATCGTGTACCTTATCTTCAACTATCCAACTTTCAACTAAACTTAAACCTTCCAATTCGTATTGGTGTTCTAGTGTTGAGTTGTTTTGTTTGCTATTCATTAAATACATTTGACTAGCTTTTAAGACAGTATCTTTTGAGAAATATATATAGTATTCATCTTCTCCGTTACGTCTATAAATAGGCTTGTTTGGTATTAATAAAGCACCCATTAATATTCTACGCTCACCATCTATTTCTGCAAGTTTAAACTCTTGGCTTTTTAAAGCTACAAAATCTTCTTCAATAGCTGGGTTTTCAACTACGCTTATAGCTTCTATCCCTAGTTCGCTTTCTTCGTCTAATATCAATTCGACTATTCTCATAATAATATATAATTAAATTTATTTATTTTTGTTTTTTATAAAGTTGCTCCCTCAACTATATTGTTTTCTAAACTTTGTGCTGTTGTTATATCATTCGACACTACATAAGCCTGTACTGGTTCGTTTGTTTGCTCTGCAACTGTGTCAGCTAAAACGCTTGTTTCACTTGCACCAACTACATTAAAACTTGGGGGAGCTGGAGCTGTACCCCCAGAACCACCAGAGGGCATATTTGGTTTGCTTCCAGCACTTCCACCACCTAAAGCACTTAAACCTTTAGCGGTTGCAGCTATACTACCAGCAATTCCCAATCCAGCACTTATTGAGTTAATCGCAACCCAAGGTTGCCCACCTGTTATAGGAGAAGTTGCTACTGCTTTAGCATTTGCAACCCCTGTATTTATTAATATTTTAGCTATACCAGCAGCATTTTCAGCTATTAAAAGAGCTTTTTGAACAGCTTTATTTTTACCAGCTAATTGTTTGCCAATAGCAATACCTTTTTCTGCAACTCCAATGGTTGCCAGTTGTATTCCCGCCTTTGCTTCTTTTTCTGCTAACAACTCATTTATTGTTTTTTGTCTTAACGCTTGTTCATCTTCTTGTTTTTTTGTTTTAGCTGCTAAATCTTTTGCGTCAAATTCTTCTTGTTTTAATAATTTAGCCTCATCTCTTGCTGTTTCTAATTCATCAGTTTTTATATTGTTTTCGTTAGCTTTGGCAATTAAATTATCGTAGTGTTCTTGTATTTTAATTAGCTCTAGTTCTCTTTTTTCTTGTTCAGAAACCGCTTCCGCATCCCTTAATGTTTTCTTTAAATCAGATAATTCTTTTAAACCAGCTTTTTCTTCTGCTTGAATCTGCTTACTTATAGTGTTAACCTCTCTTTGGACTTGCCTTGCTGTATTCGCTCTAGACGAAACTTGCCTATTAACAGCCGCTATTGCTTCAGCTTCTTTTGTTAGGTTTTCCTTGTTGCTTCGGCTAAAAGTATTTTCCTGTATTTGTGCGTCCCTTCTAAGTTTTAAATATTGCGTTTCCTTGTCAAGCAATCCATCTTCAAGTTTCTGAGCGTCTAACAGTGCTTGTTTCCTTTCTTCAGCTGAGAATTGGTCTTCTTGCCTTGATTTTAACCTCAATAATGCAATTTCGCTTTCTAACTTTGAACGTTCAACAATTAAATCACGTTCTATTTTATCAGCCTTTGCTCTCATATCAGCAACTGCAGCAGCAGCCTCTCCCTCTCTAACTTGTTCTTTAACAAATTCTTTGACTGAATTAGTTGCACTAGTTATACCGTCCCTTATTATTCCATAAGGTGAGTTATCAGCTAAGGTTTTAAAACCCTCTTTAGTGTCCTCTAAAGCACCTTTAAAATCACCGCTAAACACTTTATTTATAGCACTACCCAACAAAACGATACCATCAATACTCCCTTTAATTTTATCATCAACATAAGTTGTAATAGTATTTGCAAACTCTTTTATTGTTTCTATTGGATTTTCAAAAGCATTAATAATCCCCTCTCCTAAGTCTGCTAGTAAATCAACTAGGTTACCAGTTAAAGCACCAATAACAGACATTATTTTATTGAATTTATTTTGTCCTTCTTCGCTTCCTTTAAACGCTGCGGTTAAGGCTACGATTCCAATTATTAATGCACCAATACCAGTGGATATAATAGCCACTCGCATACTTTTAAACCCAGAAGTCAAATCGATTACACCGCCAAGCATATTCTTGAAACCACTAACCGCACCCCCAGTAAATTTATCTAACTGACCAGTCATCGCATCGGTACTAGCTCCTGTTTCTTTTATTTCTTTGTTAACACCGTCAATACTTTTTTCTAAGTCATTAACACCTTTAACCGCTCCTTTTGTATCAGCTTTTAAAATAACTGTTTTTTCTATTGCCATTGTAACTCTTGTTTTAAAGTTTTGTAACCTTCTTTAATTGTTGTAGGTA